AGTCGAGGTTATGGTGAATTAACAGATGACGGAAAACGTTATCGATATATGCCAATTGAAAATTACTTAGCTTTTTATTATATCGACAAATATGAGGTTTATGTCTCCAGAATTTTAAATTCCAAGCAGAATTGGGCTAAGTTATTCAATAAGTAAATTCAATTTTAATTCGTAGAGCATCTCACAAATGAGGTGCTTTTATTGTACTCAAAAATGGAGGATTAGATGAGATTTTTAGATTTTATTGGAAGAAAAAGATCACGAGATAAACCGCATAATAGCTATGAGGGACAGGACTTTTCCTATCTCTTTGGACGAACTTCTAGTGGTGAAAATGTCGATGAATTTAAAGCGATGCAGACTACAGCTGTTTATGCTTGTGTGCGAATATTAGCCGAAGCTGTCGCCTCTCTACCCATTCATATATACGAAAGAACATCTAATGGGAGAGAGAAAAAATTTGAACACCCTCTATATTTCTTACTTCATGATGAACCAAATCCAGAGATGTCTTCCTTTGTCTTTCGTGAAACTTTGATGACTCATCTTTTGATATGGGGCAATGCCTATATTCAAATCATAAGGGATAAGAGCGGTCAGGTTATCAGTTTGTATCCTTTGTTACCAGATAAAATGTCAGTACATCGTGATGAAAATGGGAAACTTTACTACAAATATCAACGTCAGACCGAAGAAAATCCAAATTTCAAGGATAAAGGCAGTGTTATTTTAAAACAAGAAGATGTCCTTCACATTCCCGGACTTGGTTTTGATGGATTGATTGGCTATTCTCCCATCGCATTAGCAAAGAACGCAATTGGGATGACTTTGGCTACAGAGAATTACGGAGCATCATTCTTTAAAAATGGTGCAAATCCAGGTGGTGTATTGGAACATCCAGGGATTTTGAAGGATCCAAAAAGAGTACGTGATTCTTGGAATGCGGTTTATAACGGTGTAACAAATGCACATAAAGTTGCAGTTCTAGAAGAAGGGATGAAGTACACTCAAATAGGTATTCCACCAGAAGAAGCACAATTCTTACAGACTAGGAAGTTTCAAATCAATGAGATTGCACGTTTGTATAGGATACCACCACATATGATTGGTGATTTAGAAAAATCTTCATTTTCAAATATCGAGCAACAATCACTAGAGTTTGTAAAATACACATTAGACCCTTGGGTAGTTCGTTTAGAACAGGCCTTCAAGAGGTCTCTTTTTTTACCTGAAGAAAAGAAGAAATACTTTGTTAAGTTCAATGTAGATGGTTTATTACGTGGAGATTATCAAAGTCGTATGAGTGGGTATGCTATTGCAAGACAGAATGGCTGGCTATCTACAAATGATATTCGAGAACTTGAAGATTTAAATCTTTTAACAGATGAAGAAGGAGGAAACCTTTATTTGATTAACGGAAATATGACTAAATTAAAAGATGCTGGTGGTTTTATGACAAAACAGGCAATTGAACAACCTCAAGAAAAACAAAAGGAGGAAGAGGATGCGTAAATTTTGGAGTTTTTCAGACGAAGGGAATATTCGCACTCTTCGTATTGAAGGACAGATTGCTGATGAAACATGGTTTGGAGATGAAGTTACTCCACAACTCTTTAAAAATGATTTAAATGCAGGAAAAGGTGATATCACTCTCTGGATTAATAGTCCAGGGGGTGATGTTTTTGCCGCAGCACAAATCTATAACATGCTGATGGATTACAAGGGAAATGTGCATGTCATAATTGATGGCCTTGCCGCTAGTGCTGCCAGTGTGATTGCCATGGCTGGAACAACAGTATCCATGAGTCCTGTTGCAATGATGATGATTCACAATCCGTGGACGATTGCACAAGGTGAAGCAAAAGATATGGAAAAGATTATTGAAATGTTGGGGGAAATCAAAGAGTCCATTGTGAATGCCTATGAGTTAAGAACAGGATTATCTAGGGCAAAAATCTCACATTTAATGGATTCTGAATCATGGTTTAATGCGAGAAAAGCAGTTGAACTTGGCTTTGCGGACAAGATTCTATTCGATAAAGATGAACCTAAAGAAGAGCTAGAAATTAGCAGTTATTCATTTAGTAGAGCCACTGCGGATCATAACCTTGTTGTTAAACTTCAAGCCAAAATAGATAGCTACAAACCTTTATCAACGACTCCTCTCAATCAGTTAAGAAAACGATTAGATTTATTGAAATAATGAAAGGAAAACTAACCTATGTCTAAATTACTTGAATTAAAAGAAAAACGAAATCAAGCTTGGGAACAAGCAAAAACTTTCCTAGACTCAGTGCGAACTGAAGATGGTTTAGTCTCAGAAGAAGATTCTCAACGCTATGATGAAATGGAAAGTAAAATCAATCGCTATAATCAAGAAATCGCTCGCTTAGAACGACAAGAAAAGATTGATCTAGAACTTGCTCAACCAACTTCTCAGGCTTTGACAAGACAGCCTACCACTGTCTTAAAAGATAGTGAGGTAGAAGATGAGAAGAAGGGAACTAAGTCTGATGTCTATTCCAAAACCTTTTGGACGAATGTCCGTAAGCGTAACTTCTTTGATGTTAAGGATGTTCTTCGTGTTGGAGAAGATACAGAGGGTGGCCATTTAGTACCTGATGAGTATGAGAAAAAACTAGTTCAAGGTCTTCAAGAAGAGAATTTCTTCCGAAGTCTAGCAACCGTCATTAAAACATCAAGTGGAGAGCGGAAGATTCCAGTTGTTACAGGGCATGGAACTGCGTCATGGATGGATGAAAATGGACTTTATCCTGAAACTGATGAGACATTTGGTCAAGTAACACTTGATTCACATAAGATTGGAACAGCTATTCGAATCTCAGAAGAATTGTTAAATGACTCAGTATTTGATTTAGAATCCTATATGACTAGTGAGTTTGCACGACGTATTGGTACAGAAGAAGAGAAATCATTCCTTATTGGAGATGGCTCAAAGAAACCAACAGGAATCTTTACGCAAGCAAATGTTACTGGTCCTACAACGACGACTAAAGACATTACGTTTGATGACATGATTGAATTGTATCATTCTCTTCCTGCTCCGTATCGTAAAAATGCAGTATGGATTCTTCATGATACAACTGTCAAAGCAATTCGTAAACTGAAAGACAATAACGGAAATTATATTTGGCAACCGTCTACACAAGCTGGACAACCAGATTTAATTCTTAACCGTCCATACTATACATCTACCTTTGCACCTCTCCCTGAACAGGGGAATAAAGCCATTGCATTTGGAGATTTCTCATATTACTGGATTGCAGACCGCCAAGGACGTACTTTTAAACGTCTCAATGAACTTTATGCTAATAATGGTCAAATTGGTTTTCTTGCATCTCAACGTGTTGATGGGAAATTAGTATTACCAGAAGCAGTAAAAATTTTAACTGTGAAAGCAAAATAATCATGATAAGTCTAGAAGAAGCAAAACTTTACCTTAAGGTAGAAAACACAGATGAAGATGACTTGATTACGCAATTGATTGATACGAGTAAAAAATTCTGTGAAGAAATATTAAGGCAGAATACTTACAGTGAGGTTCTAAGAATGGCAATCCTGTATGGGGTTGCCTATCTTTATGAACACCGTGAAACAGCTAATTATAAAGAGTTAAAACAAATGTTATATCACCTACTATTAGCTGATAGGAAGGATATTTTTTGATGAAAATCGCTCCGTTACGTGACAGTCTTACATTTGAAGTGCGTAAAATTGTGGTTGATGAAATTGGAAATGAATCTTCAATTTGGAACACGGTTTTCCAAAGATGGTGTTCTAGTCGCCCATTGACCTTGACAGAAAATGAGGGGAGTGTGTCTAAACTCCTTTATAACAAAATTCAATTTACACTAAGGTACGACAAAGCGGTACTAAATCTAAGTTCATTAAAAACTAGGATAAAGTACAGAGACGCCTACTTTACGGTAGATTCAATTGATGGTGATAGCGTTCCTAGGCAATTGATTTATATTGTAGCAACTAAGGAGAATGACTATGAACAGGATAGGAATGGATGAGTTGGAAAAAGTAATTGATCAAGAGTTGGGTGATTACATTAAAGAGACGACATCTGCAATGCGAGAGGTAGTAGAAGAAGTAACAGACAGTGCTGTAGATACTTTAAAGATCTCTTCTCCACGAAAAACTGGTAAGTATGCACGAGGTTGGAAAAGTAAGTCAACAAGTGACAGTCCTACAGGCTTAACAAAAACCATTCATAACCGAACACCAGGCTTAACTCATCTCCTAGAAAATGGGCACGCTAAACAAAATGGCGGTCGAGTAGAAGGGCAAAAACATATTGAAATCGTTGAAAAAAGTGCCGTTAAGTCACTTGAAGATAAGCTGAGACAAAGATTGTGAGGAGTTTATGACATTAAAAGAGTTCTATAACATTTTAATAAAATCAAAGTTGCCAGTAGCTTATCATCATTTTGAAGAAGGAAGAAGTCCAGCACCACCATTTGTTGTATATCTTGTTAAGGGCTCAGAAAATGCTGGGGCTGATAATTGGAGCTATCATAAGACTCTTAATCTTCAAGCGGAACTCTATACCTTAAAGAAGGACTTAGAAATCGAAACTAAGATGGATGACTTATTTGATAGTCATTCAATTTTTTTTGACAAAGTAGAGACTTATATCTCAACTGAAAAACTGTATCAAATTACATATTACATTTCATTAAACGGAGGATAGTTATGACTGAAAAAAATAAAGTTACATTCGGATTACAAGATGTTCATTGGGCAGAAGTTACAACTGAAGCTTCAAATGGTGCATTGACTTATGGAACGGTTGAACGATTACGAGGTGCAGCAGAACTAACCTTGGAACCGACTGGTGACAAAGGTTCATACAAGGCAGATAATATCAACTTTTATACTTCGGAATCAAATGATGGTTATGAGGGAACATTGAAGCTCGCCTTATTAACCCAAGAATTTTTAACTCGTGTCTTAGGAGAAAAATTAGATCCAACAACTAAAACAATTTCTGAAATCGCAAATGCTGAAAAGAAGAATTTCGCTCTGATGTTTCGTTTTGAAGGAGATAAGAAAGAAACACTTCATGTTTTGTATTACTGTTACGCATCACGTCCGTCAATGGGATCAAAAACAAAATCTGGTTCAGATATTAATGAGGTTGAGCTAAACTTTACTGCAAGTCCTCGGCCACTTGATAAGGTGGTTCGTCGCAAAACGACAGAAGAAACAAGTGATGAGATTCGTCAGAATTGGTTCAAGGAAGTCTTTGAACCTCGTGAATAAAGGAGTTACAGATGAGAGATAGTATTACAATTTCAGGAAAGACCTATGAATTAGCTACTAATGCCTATACACCGATTGCTTATAAAGAACAGTTTGGTAAAGATTATTTTCAAGACTTGTTTTCAATGGTGAGTACGCAGTCAATTCTCGATAAGATTGAACACCTAAATGAGGAAGAAAAACTCGAAACTGGTGACATTGATCTATCTATCCTGACCAATTTTGATATGACTTTTTTTCACAGAATTTTTTGGGTATTTGCGAAATCTGCTAATCCAAGAATTAAACCATTCAAAGAATTCTTTATGGAGATGGAGGAGTTTCCAGTTCAAGAAGTAGCAACTATCTTAATGAATATGCTTAACCAAGGGATGAATACAAGAAAAAAGCAGATCAAACAGAAACAGCAAGCGAAGAAATCTTTACGGTAGAAAGCTATCTATTTTGTTGTAAGGAAACTGGCTTATCCATAAACGACTTAAAGCATATTTCAATAGGGATGGCTCTTGATTATCAAACTGATTATGTAAACTTGCGGACAAATGAAACAAGCAAAACAAGAAAAGCGAATCAAAGTGATTTTGATAATTTTTAATAGAAAGGAGATGTGAACATGGCTGGAAATATAAAAGGCATCACAATAGAAATTGGTGGTGACACACAACCCTTGCAAAATGCCTTAAAAGGGATAAATAAACAAGCCGCTGAATCAACTAAAGAATTGAAACAAATTGATAAGGCTCTTAAGTTTGATACAGGAAATGTCACACTCCTTACTCAAAAACAAGAAGTGCTTGCTAAACAAGTTGAAACAACTAAAGAAAAGTTAGCTACCTTAAGGCAGGCACAAGCTCAAGTTGAAGCTCAATTTAAGTCTGGTACTATTGGTGCGGAACAATATCGAGCCTTTCAAAGGGAAGTAGAAACTACACAGACAGTACTGAAAAGTTACGAAGGCAAACTAGAGGGTGTCAACCAAGCCTTATCGGAAAATGGTAATCGAATAGGTAGTACTAAAAGTCAATGGGATAGCTTGAAACAAGAACAAGCTCGTCTAGCTTCTGAGAGTGAAAAATTAACGAGTCAATTTAAATTACAAGAAAGTGAACTTTCTTCAAGTTCTAGTGAATCTGAACAGCTAGCTTTAGCTCAAAGAAAAGTAAATGAAAGTTCCTCTTTACTAGAAAAACAGATTCAGAATTTAGAGAAACAGCTAGAACTAACAAAATCTCAGTATGGCGAAAATTCAATTGAAGCCAATAAACTGGAACAGACTCTAAATGATACCAAAACGGCCTATAATCACCTTCAAAATGAGATGGAAGAGATGAGCACTAGTTCAATAAGTGCAAAGGATAATCTATCAGACATCAATCATCTCTTAAAAGCAGAAATCCTAATGGAATTCAGTGACCGTTTAGCAGAATTATCACAAAAACTGATTGATTTTGGGAAACAGTCGCTTGAAGCTTTTAACGAAGTTGATGAAGGGATGGATATCATTGTCACCAAAACTGGTGCTTCTGGCCAAGCTTTAGAAGAAATGACAACTATCGCAAAGAACCTTGCTACAGAAATCCCTACAGACTTTAACACTGCTGGAAGTGCAGTCGGAGAGTTGAACACTCAGTTTGGTTTAACTGGTGATAGTTTAAAATCAGCTTCAAGTTACCTCATTCAATTCGCATCCATAAACGGAAGTGATGTTACCTCATCAGCTATTTCAGCTAAGAAAGCTATAGAAGCATATGGCTTACAGGCAATGGATTTGTCTGGTGTTCTTGATACTGTCACCTTTACCAGTCAAGCTACTGGGGTGGGAGTCCAAGATTTGATGGATAAGGTTATCTCTGGAGCACCACAAATTAAGGCATTAGGACTTTCATTTGATGAGGGTGTTGCTTTAATGGGGAAATTTGAAAAGGCTGGTGTGGATTCATCAGCCTCTTTATCATCCCTATCAAAAGCATCTGTGAAGTACGCAGCATCTGGAAAGACTTTGCAGCAAGGTTTATCTGAAACCATAGAAAAAATTAGAAATTCAACTAGCGAAACTGAAAAGTTAACTATCGCTTCAGATATATTTGGGACCAAGGGTGCTCCAAGAATGGTGGATGCTATTAGTCGTGGAGCTTTATCTTTCGATGACTTAGCTGAAACAGCAAAGAAAGCGTCAGGAACAGTCAGGTCAACTTATGAAGCGACACTGGATCCAATTGATAAATTTACAACTGCTCAAAATGAAGCTAAGTTAGCATTAGCTGAAGTTGGAGATGCTATAGCTGGGACTTTTGCACCGATACTAGAGATTTTAGCTGATTTGCTACGTTCAGTTGCTGAGTGGTTCTCTGGTTTATCAACGCCAGTCAAACAATTTATTGTTATTGTGGGTAGCCTTATTGCTGGATTAGGCTTATTACTCCCTATATTTTTAGCACTTCAAGCAGCTGCCTTAGCAATGGGTGTCACAATTGGTGGCTTAATAGCAAGTGTAGCACCAGTTATTGCTATAGTCTTAGGAATTATAGCTGTTCTTGCTTTGTTAATTGTAGGAATAAAAGAACTTTGGGAACATAACGAGGGATTTAGAACAGCAGTAACGGATATTTGGAATGCTATTTATTCTTTTATATCTACTATCATTCAAGAAATATCAGACTTTATTTTAAGTATCTGGGGAACACTGACTTCGTGGTGGAGTGAAAACCAAGAATTAATTCTAGCATCCGCAACCACAGTTTGGAATGCAATCTCAACAGTCATAACTACCGTTATGTCAATTCTAGAACCCTATATTCAGGCAGCATGGGAAAATATAAAACTGATTATCAGCACAGCTTGGGAAATCATTAAACAAGTAGTTGAAACAGCAATCAATCTTGTCTTAGGCATTATTAAAGCAATCATGCAGGTTATAACAGGGGATTGGTCTGGTGCATGGGAAACAATAAAGGTAGTTATTTCAACAGTATGGGAATCCATCAAGTCAATTGTAAGCTTAGTTCTAAGTACTATTAGTCAACTTATATCAAACACCTGGAATGGGATTAAGAACACAATTAGTAATCTCTTATCAGCAATTAGTAATGTTATCAGTACAATTTGGAATAGTATCAGTTCAACTATTTCAGGTATTTTAAATGGAATCTCAAGTACAGTGTCCAATGTTTGGAATGGAGTAAAAAATACGATTTCAAATGCAATCAACACTGCCAAAAATGCTGTTTCAACTGCTATAACTGCTATCAAAAATCTCTTTAATTTCAGATTTCAGTGGGCACACATTCCTTTACCTCATTTTAGTGTGTCAGGATCTGCAAACCCTCTGGATTGGTTAAAGGGACAAATTCCTAGAATCGGAATTGAGTGGTATGCAAAAGGGGGAATTTTAACAAAACCAACTGCCTTCGGAACAATAGGGAATTCCCTAATGGTAGGAGGAGAAGCAGGAAACGAAGCGGTACTCCCTTTAAATGAATCTACTCTTGGGGCAATCGGAAGAGGTATTGCAAGAACGATGGATTTAAGAATGCCAGACATCAACATTTCGATTACTGGAAATATTATCCGAGAACAGGCAGATATTGAAAAAATAGCAAATGAAGTAGCAAGCCGAATTGCAGAAGAATTAGCACGTCAAAAACAATTGAGAGGAGCCACTATATGATTAAAAGAAACGAGTTAGTCATAGATGGAATTGGAACTTCTAGTTTTCCTTTTAAGGTGATTGTCCACGAATCGCCTTCTGTTATCCTAGCGGAGAGTAAGACGAGTTTATTAGAACATAAAGGAATGAGTGGGGCTCTTTCGCAAACAAATCGGCACCGAGATTTGATTGAAAAATCATATACGATTTACATTGTTAAGCCCTCAGAAGAACAACTCCATCAATTTATGGGTCTATTTATCAAGGAGCAGTTTTGGCTTGAGAGTGAACGGATGAAAACCACACGTCTTTGGTGTTACCGAGTAAAATGTACTGAGGTAAAACAAGAGAGAGATGGTGTATATGCGACGAAAGCTACCTTTATTTGTCATCCTACAAAGTTCTTTAAATCAATGGATAGACAAACTTTGACATCAAACGGTGTACTTAGAGTTCAAGGGACATCTCTAGCGTTCCCCAAAATAACGATAATGGGGAATTCGGCAACTGAGACACAGTTTACGATTGGAGATCAGGTTATTAAAATTGAAAAAGTTACAGAACCTCTTGTGATGGTAAACGAACCAAATAGTCCAAGTTTTCTAACGGTTAGCAAAAAGTACATCAAATGGTCTGGTGATTTTATCACTATTGATCCAAGCGCTAAAAAAGAAGTAGGTGTTGTTCTTGGTAGAGGTATTACTTCTTTAAGCTTTGAAACAAATTGGGGGTGGGCTTAAATGTTATTTTTGTTGAACAAAGATATTAGAACTGTAAAGTGGAATGGATTACCTCTTCATGAAACTAGCTCTGCAATTGTAAAAGAAACCCTGAACGGTGATTTCACCTTATCTATTCGCTATCCAATTACCGATTCTGGTATCTATAAACAAATAAAAGAGGATATGCTTATCAAGGCTCCTGTGCCTGTCTTAGGATTCCAGTTATTTCGTATTAAAAAGCCAATTGAAAACGATGATAGTTTGGATATAACCGCCTACCATATTTCAGATGATATTATGCAACGGTCTATCGAACCAATTAGTGTTGCTAATCTTACTTGTGGTATGGCCTTATCCCAAATGGTACAAAATACTAAGACTAATCTTGGTGATTTTTCATTTACGAGTGATGTTACAGATCGCCGTACTTTCAATACAGATGAGGTAAAAACACTTTATGCTGTCTTAATGGATGGTGCTCATTCTATTATAGGAACTTGGGAAGGGGAGTTGATTCGTGACAATTTGGCTCTGACAATCAAGAAGAATAGAGGTGAAAATAGGGGTGTTGTCATAACAACACATAAGAATCTAAAGTCTTACAAGAGAACAAAATCAACTCAATCAATCATTACTCGTATTCATGCAAAATCAACATTTAAACCAGATGGTAAAGATAAAGACCAGACAATTAAAATTACTGTCGATAGTCCTCTAATCACTTTCTATCCATATATCAATGAAAAAGAGTACGAAAATAATACTCTTAAAAGCATTGAGGAGTTAAGGAAGTGGGCTGAGGCTAAGTTTAAGAATGAAGGAATTGATAAGTTATCGGATGCTATTACGATTGAAGCCTATGAACTTGATGGGCAGGTTGTACATTTAGGGGATACTGTATATATCAAGAGTTTGAAACATGAGATTGATATTCCAAAAAAGGCAATCGCTTATGAATTTGACGCACTGACACAAGAATATATCTCGATTACTTTTGATGATAAATCAATGGTAGGTGGTTCAACTTCAAATAGTGGAATTTCAACTGTCGCAAATGCAATTTTAGACTCTGGTTTCACATTACAAGAAGTCGCAATTGAAAAAGCTTTGAGAAATGCGAATGCAGCCTTTGATGCCGAATTCACTAAACAAAAAGAATCAATTTTTGATGATATTGAAAAAGTCAAAGCTAGTGCAGAAGTCTACGCAGATGGTATTCGTCAAGATATTGAAGGGAAGATCGCTGATGTTGATTCTAAAGTTCTATCTAATGAATCACTTAATGAAAATAGATACAACGATGTGTTGGCTAAAGCAAATAGTAGTAGAGATTTAGCAAATCATGCCTTAGATGTTAGTAGAGAAGTTAAAGAGACTACTAATACAGTGTTAACAGATACCTTAAATTATAAAAAAGAAGCTATTGCAGAAGCAAATCGTTTAGTTGAACTCAGCAAGAATTGCTTATTGAATCAAATTACAACAGTAGAATCTTCAATTGATAAGCTTAATGGTGTTATTACTAACAAGGTTTCAAAGACAGACTTTGATGCTATCAAAAATACCGTAGAACAACAACGAACAGAAATATCACAAGCTAAGGACAAAATAATTCTAAAAGCTGAAAAGACCTATGTAGAAAATATTAAACAAACAGCTAATGAAGCACTGCAAAGGATATCAGAGAACGCATTAGCGATATCTAAAACTAAAGCTGATTTACAAGTTGCTGCAGATTCTATAAAGACTAAAGTATCACAAACAGATTTTAATCAAACGACAAATCGACTTGCTAGTACTGAAACAACAATTAAAATTCAAGCAGGTGAAATAGCCAAAAGATTGACTAGTAGTCAGGTAGAAACTGTAATCAATTTAAAAGGATTTCAAACTAAATCAGATGTTGATAAAAATATTTTAGATAGAGATTATGTAACGAACTCTAGCGTGCAAAACTTAGTTAGAGAAACATCTAATAGTTTCACTCGGACTATTAGTGAAACTAAAGCTTTAATACCAACTAGTGTTTCTCATCGAAACTTAGCATCTGGTTCAAGTGATAGTTGGACTTCATACAAAGAAATAAACTCGAAACTTAATTGGATTCAAACATTAGGAAAAATTCCTTATGGTGATTCGACTGGCATTTATTCAGGGACAAAAATCAATCTATTTGTTTATATTTCTGTCGATAATGTTGTATTAGATCCAACTATTACTCCTAGAATTATCTTACAAGGTCCAGGCTATAAAAAATCAGATAATAGTGCTGTATGGAGTGTTCATTCTAATCCCTTTCATACCTCTTGGTCTACTACATTAAAGACTGGTACAAACTACCATCTTATTAAAATTTCTCGAATCGTAACCGATGATATGTTCAATAATTTTAAAAACTTTGAATTACAATTTCGTATTGATGGAGCAAGTTCAGGTAAGTTTCATTGGAGAGCTTTAATGATTACTACTGGAGATATCTTTCCAAATTATTGGACTAAACCTATCGAAGATTTAACAACTGTAACGGCTTTTAACGAAGTAAAAGATACTCTAGTTAGTCATACAAGAACTATTAGTGAACAAGGCAAAACAATTAGTCAGGTTGTACAAACATCCGAAGGACTGATTACAAGAGTCAGTGATTTAATTGATAACCAAAACTTAGTATACGATCCAACCAATTTTAGTAAATATAGAGAACGTGAACCGAATTCGAATTTAGTTATGACTGGAACTAATGAATACAAGCTGCTAAGAATTGCACAAAGTGGTAGGGCAACAAATGGTTGGCGTGGTTTCCAAATGCCTCTTCATAGTCAAAAATTTGTTGCTGGTGAGAAACTTTCTTATAGGGTCAATTTATGGATAGATGTACTACCTGATGGAAAAGTTGGTTTTGAAATCAAATCAGGTAACTCAATAGGAGGTTTCACCATCAGTCCGACTAGAACGGGCGCAGCTCAAATTTTTACAGGAACTTTTACGATAAATAAAACCGTGACAAAAACAGATGATTTTGGGCTTCATATTTGGCTAGAAAAGAACGGCACTGTGGCAGTTGGCCAAATTTCAATTGTTCGAGGTAGTCAGCCACCTAATAACTTTGTAGATAGTACATCTTTTCAACAAATTGCAACAGAAAGTCTTGTTCAGCAACATCAAGGTTCCTATTCGATTCAAAATTTAACTAATGCTGGATCTTTAATTTCAGGGATTAATTTAGGTGCAAATGGAATCAATCGAATTATTGGCAAGGCAACTCATATCACTGGAGATACTTTAATTGATAGAGCAGTCATTAAATCAGGAATGATTGACAAATTAAAGACATCAAACTTTGAATCTGGTTCAGTAACTACTATGGTATTAGCGTCAAATTCAGTAACTGCAGATAAAATTGTTGTGGATCAAGCGTTTTTTAATAAGTTAGTTGCAAATGAAGCTTATTTACGACAGCTGTTTGCTAAGAATGCTTTTATCAATAGTGTACAAAGTGTTAGGATCGATGCTAGTCAAATAAAGTCAGGCTTACTAAGTGGTGACAGAATTCAGGGTGGCACAATAACTGGAACCACAATTTCTGGTGGATTATTAACTGGAGAAACAAAAATTAAGTTAGGTGCTTATGGTTCATTTGACGCTATCAACGGTGGATTACAGATTAATGTTCCTCGTCAGTTTAATTCTAAAGATGGTTTAGGTGTACAATTTATAGGTTCTTATGGTCGAGGGGACAATGTTCCTTACGGCTTATTTATTTACAAAGATTCAGATTTTACTACTGGAAACACTGCAAGTGATAGTGATGATTTTCTATTGACGGTCGAAGGATATATTAAGGCAAAAGGAATTGGCTGGTTGAAGTACGGCAAAAGCAGCATTAATGGCTCAACTACAGGAACTATTAGTTATTGGAATTCTAATAATGTGTCTCTAGACTTTGGTGGATCAGGAAATGATATTTACTACTCATATAACGGAAAGGCTTATAGCTTATGGCAAATTGTTAACCAACATTTTTCTGATAAAAACTTAAAAGAGAATATAGGCTTATCTAACTATAAAGCACTCGATTTTATCAAAAGATTTCAATTTAAAGAATATGACTGGAAGAAAATAGGGAATCGTATTCAAAAGGCTCATACCAAAATTGGACTCATCGCTCAAGATATTCAACAAATTGACTCGTCACTTGTGTATGAAAATGGTGGTTTTCTGAATCTTGATAATACAAGATTAACGAATATCGCTTTAAAAGGAATTCAAGAGTTAATACTTGATATTCGAAAATTAAATAAACGATTGGAGATGTTAGAAGATGAACACCGATTTAATCCATCAATTAGCAATGGAGTCGCTGACTAAGAAACTAGCACAAACCGAAGGTCAAGCAGCACAAAATGAGGCTCTTTATTTAGTTGTTGCGAGCGAATTGCAGTTGATGAAAGATGTATTAGATTATGACTCAGACCTAAAAGACTTATTTGAGGAAGTAAAAACTAAAAGAGAGAAAGGAGAAAGTTAATGGCATTAGAAATTACTAAAACAACACGTTTGGTTGGAAATTTGAAGATTGGTGATGAAGTAGTTAAGCAGTATACTGTTGATGTTGATGAACATGGTGTTTCTACAGTATCTGAGTTTCTCTATCATTCAGAGCTCTATGCGGAGCATCGTCTCGAAATGAGAAACCAAGAAAAATTGTTCCGAGATAAACGATATGAATTAGAAGATGCTGTTTTAGCTGAAATTGAGTCAAATAAAAAAGAACAATAGGGAGTATTAAAAATGGATATTGAATTGTTTAATTTTTTAAGAAAGCTCATCGAAACAGAAGATGGGCTTATTTTGTATGCGTTAGCGTTAATTGTCATCATGGAAATTGTAGACTTTGCATCAGGCACATTTGCTGCCATTGTAAATCCTGATGTTGAGTATAAGAGTAGAATTGGAATCAATGGATTAATTCGAAAAGTCTTAGGGATTTTTATGTTACTGTTATTGATTCCGATGTCTGTTTTGTTGCCTGAAAAAACTGGGTTTATGTTTCTGTATTCTATTTATATCGGATACCTAGTATTTACTTTCCAATCGCTAATTGAGAACTATCAAAAAGTAAAAGGGAATATTCTACTTTTTAAACCAATTTTAAAAGCTTTTGAACATCTAACTGAAGAAAAGTCTAACAATGATAAGGAGGATAATCATGGAAGTTGATAAAAGTAGATTACGAACAAATCTTCCTCAAATCGGTGAGCAACCCTATCGACAAGTTCATGCTCACTCAACAGGAAATCCTAACTCTACGGCACAAAATGAAGCGGATTACCATATGCGTCGTCCAGTTGAGTCAGGATTTTTCTCCCATGTGGTAGGGAATGGTCGTATCATGCAAACTTGGTTAGTAGACCGAGGTGCTTATGATGTTGGCGGCGGATGGAATGTTGAAGGTTACGCTCAAGTTGAACTAATAGAAAGTCATGAATCTAAAGAAGAATTCATGAGAGATTATCGACTTTATGTCAAGCTATTACGTGAGTTAGCTGACGAGGCTGGAATCCCTAAAACTCTAGATTCTAGTAGTCTTGCTGGGATTAAAACTCATCAATTTTGTACTTACAACCAACCAAATAATGGAAGTGATCATGTAGATCCCTATCCATACCTTGCAAAATGGGGCATTAGTAGAGAACAGTTTAAGAAAGATATTGAATCTGGTCTAACTGAAGGAAACTGGAAACGAAACGAAGTTGGTTGGTGGTGGGAAGAAGCAGATGGCTCTTATCCAAAATCTCAATGGAAAAATATCAAAGGAGAATGGTTCTACTTTGATAATAGAGGCTACTGTTTCATCAATAAATGGTTCAATGATGGCAAGGATTGGTTTTATTTAGATAAGCGTGGTGCCATGGTTATTGGTTGGATGCATATCAATCATCGTTGGTACTATTTTAAGTCGGATGGTAGAATGGCTAAAGGTTGGGTAAAATATCGTGAAACTTGGTATTACTTGGATGAAAAAGAAGGGGATATGAAATCTAAGCAATTTATTAAATCAGGAAACGGATGGTACTATCTCAAGTCTGATGGTTCGCTATCAGTAAAACCAGAATTTACGATTGAACCTGATGGTTTGATTACTACTAACTAAGAGTTTGTAGATACTACTCTTAAAATAAATCTTTAAACAAAATAAACCACCGAAGTTGGTGGTTCATGTGGTATAATATCTATTGTAGAAAAGTGAAGACGGTGGCTCCTGATACCGAAAGAGAGGTGATGCCTATGGGTAAATCATCAAAATCTGACGGAAAGGAGGAGCGTGTTTGAGCTCATTTGAAGTCGTTCAGACCATCTTTGGTTTTGGTACTTTTACCATTGCTTTGATTGGTTTGT